ACAGTAAAATTCATATTTTCAACTTAAAAAATGACGGTGTTTTTCCAGACCAGTTTAAAGAGTATGTTGACCAAATTCGTCCCAAGTTGCAAATATATTTTGATGATCGTTCTCAACCTAGGGATTCTTTTATAATACACGATGAGTTAAATCGCAAGAACCCGTATGATTTTGCAATAATTAAAAAAACGTCTTCGCGAGAATGCGAAAAAATCATATCACTGTCAAATGCAAAAATCATTGTTCGCCAGTTAAACGATGCGTTACATCTGACTTGCCCCGGATTTTATTTGAATATTGACTATATTACTGCATTTCCTCCAAACATGAGTGCAGCATTGTATTCAGGCATTTATTCGAATTCTTATTTTCACCCCCAAATTGTATTATGTTTGTTTACTGGTAGTGAATGTGTGTCATCTATAACCATCAAAATCCGTGGTAATCATATTACCATTGATTCCAAGACGGATGAACGCTATGAGGGGCGAAAATTCAACACACTGTTGCGGGCTGTTGCAATTATTCTATCAAAAAGTTTGAATGAAACTGTTGAACGACTCACGTCTAACGCGGCTAACGTAGTATCCGCATTGTTGATGATAAAACGGTTTAATGCGATTACAGAAGAAGGAGATATCAGTAAGAAAACAATATCGCCGGATAAACTGGACAGGGTAATTAAAGACTATTTCTCTCATCGTGGTAGTATGGAAACCTATGTTGAGTTGAATGATGAAAACATCGCCCATGCAACCTATGTTTTTCATGAAACTGTTCAAAGAATGAACTGTGAACCACTACAACAAACCGGTGGCCATGGTGGTAGCAAGAAAAACAGAAAAAAATATACAAAAAAAGGTAGAACAGGTCTGCAATTACATCGTAATCGTAAACTAAAAATGCATAAAAAAACTACACAAAGATCCAAATCCAAAAGGTAATCAATGCACGTTCGGCAAGTGTAATGCATTTAGAACAAATGAAGTGATTGACGTGGTTGCCAGCAAAAAGAAGGCAGCGCTAAAGACAAGCGAGCGATCAAATTCAGAAAACTCTGCCTTAGACTGGGTCCATGGATTGAACCGTATCATCAAAAATGCGATGATCAAATACTTTAATACCATATTCAGCGTGTTCAGGTATGATGGCGCAACGGACGCAAGTCCAAGCAGGGCAATCACATACAACGCATAGAACGCATATAACACCACGTAATAAAACTTTTGAAACCATCGGTTCCAATGATCCAACATTCTTTTATTTGAGTTTTGGATTTGTCCTTGTTATTCTATTTTATTATTTTACTATTTTTTACTATTTTACTATTTTTTTTGTTATGCGAGTTGCGTTTAATCATTCGTAATATTATTTATTTGTAATGTAAAAATAGGTGCAGTTAAATAGTCATATCGGTAGTCATATAGATAGACCCCAGTTATTAGATCATCATAACTTATAAAAATGAACTTAGAACTCTCCAAATTTGACATGCGATCCATCAGTTTTAGGCCCGATGAAAACAAGGGTCCCGTGATTGTCCTCATTGGACGCCGTGATACCGGCAAAAGTTTCCTTGTGCAGGACCTCATGTTCCACCACCAAGACATCCCCATCGGCACCGTCATCTCAGGAACCGAGGCGGGAAACGGCTTCTTCGCCGCTCACGTCCCCAAACTCTTCATTCACGACGCTTACAACACCGCCATCATTGAAAACATCCTCAAACGCCAAAAAGCCGTTCTCAAACAAATGAAAAAGGACGTTGAAACCTATAAACGCTCCACCATTGATCCCCGCACATTCGTCGTGCTTGATGACTGCTTATACGATAACAAATGGACCAAAGATGTTATGATGCGTTTACTTTTCATGAACGGGCGTCATTGGAAGATCATGTTAGTCATCACAATGCAATATCCGCTCGGTATTCCGCCCAATTTGCGCACGAATATTGATTACGTGTTTATCCTGCGCGAACCCTACATCGCCAATCGCAAACGCATCTGGGAGAATTACGCGGGCATGTTCCCCACATTTGAGAGTTTTTGTCAGGTCATGGACCAGTGCACTGAGAATTTTGAGTGCTTGGTAATCAATAACAATGCGAAATCCAATAAACTGCACGAACAAATCTTCTGGTACAAGGCGCAACAGCACGGTCCGTTCAAGTTAGGCTCTAAGGAATTCTGGGAAATCTCCAAAGATCTGCACTCGGATGATGAAGAGGAGTCGTATGACCCGAAAAATTCCGGCAAAAAAGGACCTAAAATCAATGTAAAAAAGAGCAAATGGTGAAATATTGCTTTGGCACAACAAAAGCGCTTTTGTTGAAAATCATTCGTAATCTTGTTTCCCAAATTGTGAAGCAAGATTTCATAAAAATTATTTTGATGTTTGCTTTCGTATACGCGAAAGCAGACATTTTCAAATTATAAGCACGTTCCATACTCCGCTCAAATAATTGCTTTTAATAATCGTGATTTGATTTTATAAAAACATATATCGTCAAACAACTTAAAAAGGTTCCACTTATGCATAGTATAAACCCACTCATCTAAGAATGACCACCGAATCACAACAGCTTAACATCGTTGATCTTATTGAAAAAAACCCCATCACCCGACTGTCGCAGGAATACAATGGCAGACTATTGACCAAAATTCAAGAATCATTTACTTGTTTTGAGCAACAGTTGTTTGTGAGTAGCTTTTATTGCTACTTGAACTATGATAAAAATTTGGATTTCGTCGTTGATTTGGACAATGTCTGGAAATGGTTAGGATTTCAACAAAAGGTATATGCTGTTACCTTATTAGAAAAACATTTCAAACTTGATATTGATTACAAAAATGCGGATCTTCAAGAAACTCCCAAAAGTCGTGGAGGTCATAACAAGCAAATCATCATGCTTACCGTTCGTTGTTTCAAGTCGCTGTGTCTGAAGGCCCAAACGAAAAAGGCATCTGAAATCCACGAGTATTACATGAAAATGGAGGAAGTTCTACATCAAGTCGTAGAAGAAGAGACGGATGAATTGAAACAGCAACTGGAACAAAAAAACGCCGTCATCATGGAAAAAGACTCCGTCATCCAATCCACCAAAAAGGAGAAGCAGCGCGCCGTGGAACAGGCGATCATTGGGCAATTCCCGTTAAACACGGAGTGCATCTATTTTGGAACAATTGACAACACGAACGCCGACAACGAAAAGCTCATCAAATTCGGTCATACGAATGATCTCTCCACGCGCGTAATGGATCACCGCAAAAAATACCAAAATTTCGCACTTGTTGCCGCCTTCCGTGTGCAAAACAAGGTGGAGATAGAGAATCTGATCAAGACGTATCCGAAGATCAAGCGCCACATCCGAAGCATTGAAGTGGGCGGAAAAAACAAGACCGAAATTATTGCATATGACAGCACAAATTTCACAATTGAACGACTGACAAAACATATTGAAGGCATCATTCACGCACGAATGTACAATGTTCAAAATTTTAACCGCCTCCTTCAACGCAATCAAGAATTAGAGGCCGAGAACGCAAAACTCGTCAGTGACCTCGAACAAAAGAACAAGGCCATCCACGACCTCACCTTAGCAAACAACGAACTCCGTGAGAAGACCGCACAACAATCGCAAGCGCTTCAAGTCGTCGCGACCGATAATGAATCTCCGTTCACCCAACACATTCTTCTCCCACAAAATGAACTCACACAAAAGTTCGACGAGTTCGTCGCAACCTGTTGTATCGTGCGCCCTGATGTGGAAGAGGAATCCGTAAACCTTGAAGGGCGATTTCGTCTTTGGTCGCACACGAAACCCGCCAAAGAAACCTTCCACGCATTGAAACATTATATGGACGTGAAATTCAAACCCAAGCGCATTGACCGTATTCACGGCTATCAAGGTATCAAGTTGAAGACAGTCGAATACAAGAAGGTCATCGCAACCGAGGCCGAAAACCCAGCACAATTCAGTGTTGAAACCTTTATTTTCCAGTGCTGTAAGTTCTCTGACCGTGGTAAAATCCTGAATTCTACACTTCTGAAAGAGTATCAGCAATGGAAAATCTCTGTGGGACAGACACCCGGTGAAACCGATTTGAAGAATTTGAAGACCTACCTCAATGCGTGCCCCAACGCACTCAAAGCGACGATTTGGGTTGAAACTGCGAATGAAGGCTATTACGGACTGGGTTTACGTCAAAGTTATAGTGAATTGAAACAGTCCGCCATCCAAGAACAGGGCGCAAACCCCATCATCGGCGTCCAACTTTCAACCACAGGCAAGAAGGTTGAGAAACGGTTAGTGGGTTCCAATCAAGTCTTGAAAACGTGGAATACCATCGCGAAAGCCGCCACGGATGAAGGGTTCTCCACCGCCAAAATGAGTCGCAGTGTCAAAGACAAAACCGTCTTCAAGGATTATTATTACTGTGTCGCAGAGTCCGTTTAAGTAACGAGTTCACATTATTATTACGGTATACCACAGTAGTAATAATGACCATTTTTCATTGTTTTCAATCAGAATATTCAAATACTAATTCCCGTCGCCCCCCGCCGAGGACAACCGCGACAACCCGTGGTCGTTATTCTTATCCATCACGACATCCTCACTCTCAAACAGTTCCTTGCGCATCTCTTCCACTGTCATTGTAACGGAAGCGGAGTCATCGCCCGCGTTCCAAATACCGCCGCCCACGCCCTCGCTCGCACCGCCCGCACCGCCCGCACTCGCTCCGCCCGCACTTGCTCCGCTCGAACTCGCTCCGCTCGTGTCCTTCGGCTTCGCGTCCACCAACGTCTCGCCATCCTTCGCCAACATCTGTGTCAGTTTGTTCCCACTTTCCTTCGCCAACTTGATATTCTCCTGAATCGCCTTCGCCTTCGTCTCCTTGACACGTTTGTCAAATTCATTCTTGGCCTGCTCTTCGTTCTTCTTCTTCTCCGCCATCAACTGGTTCAAGGTCTCCTCCATATACTCGACGCGACCCGTCTTATACGCGTCAGGATGAAACGGCACCCACATTCCGACAGGCCCGACGAAGACATCGTGATTGGGGTCCACCTCGCGCAACATCTGGCAACGCAACTCCGCCTCCTTCTGCGAGCCAAAGACACCGCGCACCTTCAACCCCCTCACAGAAGTCTGGAAATTGTGCTTCTCGTTGAATTCATTTTCCAGGTCATCTTCGTGTTTGTCCAAAAATGTCTTATACTCATCATAGATGTTCGTCTTTTGAAGGATATCTTTCTCTTCTTTAGCAAACTCCTGAAAGTCGGCGGTCAATTTGTCAAAATTCACGTGATGCTTGAAGGAAACGAAATTAAGGAATTGGATGAATTTCTCCATCGACTTTTGATAGTCCCAGTAATGAAGGAACTTTTCAAAAAAGAAGTGGTCTTTCTGCTTCAAAATGTGTTCTGGTGATACGAAAGAGAGGCAAGCGAATTTTTGACCAGCGATAGGTTTGTCCTCTTCAAGCAAGTCAATATATTTAGGATTTACAGCACCGGAGTTTGTGTGCTTTAATTCAACACCGGAAGGGGCAGACATCGCGAAATGAAATGGAATGGAATGGAATTATAATATACTAGAATATACTTTATTTAAGTCTGTTCTTCCGTTCGATTCCATTCGATTCCATTCGATTCCATTCGATTCCATTCGTTTCCATTCCATTTTAATTTCTTATCATTATTTATAATAAATATTTCAATGTCCGGCGTTTTTGATTTAGGTGAACTCGTCAAGAGAACCATTAAGTATTTGGTGGAGGGTGTTATGGTTGCGATTGCCGCCTATGCCATCCCTAAGCGCAGTCTCTCATTTGATGAGGTCGCACTCATCGCACTCACTGCTGCCGCGACCTTCAGCATTTTAGACACCTATGTCCCCAGTCTCGCCGTCTCTGCTAGAACCGGTGCTGGCTTCGGTATCGGTGCCAACCTCGTCGGCTTCCCCACCCCTCTTCGTGTCTAAACTGTAATATACTGTCGTAATATATGCTTCAAGTAGTATATATTACAGGTTAATGATTCGCATAAGCGACATAATATCACGGGTTGGTTTACCGCCGTCGTGGTCGCCGTCAAAAAAAGAAAGTGGCGCCGTCACTGAACTGCGTGAACGGTTTAGTGGATATCACTATCACATCGTAGAACGCGACCCCGACCGTTTCCGTATTTTCGTGGCTTTAGCGATTGTGTATATTATCGTTCTTCTTGTCCAACCTACGCGGTATTATTGGTGGTATCCTTCGTTCAATCTCTCAATACCTGGTTTTGGAAAAGCATACCCAGACAGTAGGAATGAAATCAATATCGTCATCACCGAGTATATTATGAAGCGAATGCCGAGTGACGTTTCCTTTTTCAGAATGACGGATATGAATCCTGCTGCTGCTTTTACTCCGATAATCACACCGGATGAGATGTCCATCATTGAAATGGATCGAATTATGACGAGCACTCGCGTCTTATTTATAACAAAAATGCTGAAATGGAAATACAATCGCGCGCGACCGGCGCAAATCGCCCCCGATGTCATCAATGAAGCAAACGGGACGCTATTACGATCCGACTCCGCTGCGACGCCAGCCTATCCATCGGGACACGCGGTTCAGACCTATTATTTAGCAAAAATACTCGCCAAAAAGTTCCCGGCGAAGACCCAGGCGATTATGGAGGTCGCAACCAAATGTGCGAATATTCGAATTATGGCGGGACATCATTACCCAAGCGACCGTGATTTCGGGTGGTGGGTTGTCGACCATTATCTCGCGTAGTCAGCCCGCCAGCCCACCAGCCCGCCAGCCCGCACGCGGGTGGTGGGACTGGTCGTTTTTTGACAAGGTCGGTCATCAATCTCTCATAATCAACATCTTGTTTCTCGATATCGCTGTAACCCGGCCGTTGTATAACGCAAATGGGCGTGATGAGATACCAGCGGTCGACGCGCTGAAGTCGTTTCCAATACTGGTCGCACGCAAACTCGCTTTTATTATGCGGCGCATTCTGGAGTGCGGCGAGTCCATCCTCGAAATTCTGAAGTAGTGTCCTGTAATACCGTCGGCATACCAAGTAAGCCCCTGTCGTCTGACAATTCGCAACCCGAAAACAATCAGGCGCTTCTATCTTAAATGGCGGATAATTGTTTCCAGAGAGTAATAGAACATCCCAATTCTCGTGGAAACGCGAAAGAAATGACGTGACTTGATGAACAAGCACTTCCGGATGTATGAGAAGTGCGTCGTCTTCAAAAATAAGAACGTGATCCCAATCGTTATGTAACGCAATCTTCAAACACTCGATATGACTGCGCGTGCATCCCATTGCGCCATTGTTGTCGTCCTTTATCGCTGAAAATCGCGCAGCAGGCGCAAAGACGAAATCCTTCGGATACAATGCTGCCAACTCCGCGAACTGCTTTTCAAACAATTCACGTCGGTCAAATCGCGAATCCAGGTTAATATAGATCGCATTCTTGATATCCGAAAATGAACGGAGTGTCATAATCAACGTTCGATGTTCGTTATATGCGATATATCATATACATTGTTTTATATAATATACGAGACCAATGACGTCGCGTCCAAACATAACATTTAGTTCGTGTTATTATCAAGTAAAAAATAGGCACGGAACAGAGAAACACTTCGAATGGTTTCGTGATTTTATTAAGGTCGTCAACCGATTTTACCTAGTGATTTACACTGGCGAAAATGAATACCCAGCGATACAAAATGAAATCGACACGATTGGTGAAGAAGATACACGAAATAAAATAAAAGTGATTATCAAACCATTTACGAAGTTTCATAATTATAACCACGAGAGATTTTGGAGAAGTAACAATGAGCGCTCCGAAAATAAAATAAGAGATATCGCGGATTGGCGTCTTTCGATGCTCTGGTGCGAGAAAACGCACTTTGTGAAAGAAACGATAGAAAAACAATATTTTGAAACCGAGTATTATGGTTGGTGCGATATCGGATATTTCCGCGATACGTTATCGGTGTCGACGGCGTCGACGGTGTCGCCTGAGTATCGTAATCTCATACGCGAACATTGGCCGAACCCAAACATCATCGAGCATCTTCATAAAGACAAAGTGTATTACGGGTGTAATATTCAGCCAAAGAAGATGGAATCAAGCACGATATGGATGGTTCGTCATTTTGACCCATCGAATTTAGTTTCAAACACGGGGGTTCCGAGAGATATGTATCATCCGGACGCGCATTATTTTAGTGGTGGCTTTTACATAACAGGACGTGAAAAGGCACTCTGGTGGTGTCATACGTTTCAGCGTGCGTTGGAAAAGTATATCAATGCCTGCGCGTTTTTGAAAGACGATCAGCATATTATTGCGTATTGTATTTTTACGGGGTCACGTGACCAGGACTTCCGTATTGTATACTCCAATGATAACAATAGCATTGACAAACCGTGGTTCTTATTTCGGGATTTTTTACTACGGTGAGCGAGCAACGAGCGAACGAGCGAACGAATGAACTTAAAGACATAAATATATTTTATATATATTTTCATTTTTTGCCGTCGCAGCCGCCAAATGATTACCGCGACCATTATGGGTGGGTTGGGAAACCAACTCTTCCAAATTTTTACAGTCATCGCCGGTGCTTTACGTAATAACGACACATTCTTTTTTATGCGTCATCAAAATGTATATGGACATCCGGGGCATCCGCGTTATACGCACTGGGGCACACTATTACGCGGGTTACAACGATATCTGACCCCGAGTAATCCCGTTACTGAAAAAATGTTTCAATCCTTACCAAGGTGGGACGAAATCGGATTCGAATATCACGCAATACCGAGTGAAACATCGAAATATACGAAACCACTTCGGCTTCACGGGTATTTTCAGAGCGAGAAATATTTCGCTGACAAGTATAATGAAATTCGCGACATTATTCAGTTACCACAACAACAAACATGGATAAAGGGTATCTACGCGAACGAGTCGTGGAGTGGTGACTACCCCGGAAGTCCGACCAAAACACGCACTTTAGTTAGTATACATTTTCGGATAGGAGACTGCGTTCAGAATCTACATATCCATCCATTGATGACAGTGGATTATTATTGTCGCGCATTATCTCGAGTGGCGGCGTCAGGAGTAATTGCCATCTCGGTTCTTGTGTTTTATGAACCGTGTGATAAGGAAATTGTGATGAATCACGTGACCGAAATAAGGCGACGTATCGCCGCCGCTGCTGATACGATGGATGACCCCCTTCATCATTGTCAGGATATTCAGTTTCATTTTGTTCGTGATACGATTGTAGATTGGCAGCAAATGCTATTAATGAGTGTATGCGACCACAATATAATTGCGAATAGCACTTTTAGCTGGTGGGGTGCTTATTTCAATGCGAACCCGACGAAGATTGTATGCCGGCCAAGTGTATGGTTTGGACCTGGCGCGACGCATAATACGCGCGATTTATGCCCGGAGTCGTGGGTGATGATATCGGCATAATAAATCCGTAAATGCGTAAATACAAGAATTGTATACTATTTTCGTAGTATATTATACAATACTATCACAATATGTCAATGGAGGAACACCGTATTGTAAATGTTCTGTCATCCGAAACGATAGGATATATTCTCTCGCGTAGTGAGGTTGCTGCCGCAAGAGAACGCGTCATTGCGAAAGCGTCGGCATCGGCATCGGCATCG